CGGTGACAATCTTTGCTGTCATTCAGTTCTTGATGGCTCTCGCTGTTCTTGTGTCAAGGTTTGTCCAATGATAGTCAAAGAGTCAGACATCAGGAAGAAGATCAGACGCCTCTTGTCAGAAAAGTTTATATTTTATCATGACAAAAGAATAAAACAAATAGATGATATCAATGAAGATTCTGTAAATGGATGTGTTGTTTTTGACTTGACATCAAAACCTGTCGCTTCAAATATTTTGCATAGACTTACAAAAGATGCCGACAGTTCTTATGAAGCTTGGAAAGTTGTGTTTGAGAAGATCTTTATTTTAAACATGCTGGGTGTGATTGATAGAAATACAAGTCACAGCCCGAGCATTTTTTATGATATTGAGTGGAACAGTGTCCGTTACTCTCTTAAATCTACTCTAGGCAGTAAAAGGTCACCAGGTGACTTTCAAACAAAAGCTTACGGAAGAAATCCGACATTTACAAAAGAGTTTATTGAAAAATGTAAAGGTTCACCAAACCGTTACGGAATCATTGTCGCAACAAAGATTGAAAATGATTTGATATGGCAGAGAGTGGGTCAAACTCAACTCGGATCAGAAATTTATAAGAAGTGGGAAGTAATAGATGGACAACAGAGTAATGAACCTTTACAGACTGCTTTACAACTTAATGAAAAATCAGGAAGAAACCCTTCAAGAAGAACAAATGAAGAAATTAAGTCAGCTATAGTCGACGGTCGAAATCCTCAATATGTAATAACTCATTTTTTTGGTGAAGGATACACAGATGTTCTCAAAGTTAAACTTGCTCCTCCTATTGATTTTGCGGGTGAAGAGTTAAACCCTCTATTGAATAGCGTTTACAGCAAGATTGACGAACTTGTATATACGATCGAACGAAACAAAAGTTTAAACGATCCACAGATAAAAAAAATTGAAGCTGACATTGGTGCACTCATTCAGTTTATTAGTGCGTCAATGACAGAACAGGTTTCTTCTTAAATATTTTAGTGTGTAAAACTCAACTTAAGAGGGTATGATATAAAAGAGAAAATAAGAGAGAAAAAAATTGAATAGCATCATTCAAAAATACTATCTACCCTACAAGAGAAAGAATGAGTCAATTGAGCAGACAATCAAGCGCGTCGATCAAAAACTTATTCAAGAGAGTTTTAACTATCTAACAGATAGAGATACATTTAAACCTGAAAGTTTTGATGACGACGCGTAGTTGGACAGAGATAGAGGAGATCAATGGTAAGTCGTATCTTGTTCGGCACACTTCTGTGGATACGCACGAAGGTACTACTCTTAGTAGCTTCATGCTTGTTCATCTGGCATCTGAGCAAGAGCTTGAAGAGCATGAACACGAACGCTCCCAAAGGAGAGAACTTGAGCAAAAATAAAGCCGTGGTTTCTGGAAGCAGTGATCTTGTGAAAGATGATCTTGATGACGATGAGTATCTGACTGTTGACGACATGAAGATCGATGTGGAAGAGATTGAGACAGCGCTGAAGAAACTTTTAGGCACTGACTTAAAAGAGAGCCTTGAGAGCGAGCCAGTCATTCCGATCTATGTGCTTGATCTGGGGAAAGAGAATGATTTTTTCTACTCCCTGAATAGGAAGTCATTTATCCAGATTAGAAACAGCACAGAAGTTTGTCCTGTCTTTGAAGACAGCCTAAAGTTAAAATCTGTGCCCGGTTTCTATGTCATCAATAACGAAGTGTTCAATATCGACCCAAAGAAAGTCATCTGCATCGGTTGGAACTGACATGATTATCGATCATCTTGCGCTCGAGACAACCGACATCGACGCCTCTGTCAGTTGGTATTTGCAAGTGTTAGACAATCCCAAGATTATCTACCAAGATAAAACTTGGGCGCTGATCGAATCAAACGGTGTCAAGATCGCTTTTGTGTCTCCAAATCAACACCCAAGTCATCTGGGCCTTAAGATAGAGTCAAGAGAGCACGAGGACGATCTGCGCGCAAGATATCCTAACGCAGTTTGGAAACCACATCGAGACGGCTCGACTTCTTTCTATGTCAAAGATCCGTCAGGAAACATGGTGGAGTTTATCAAGTATGGAACCTGAAGATTTCGTCAGAAAACAAGAAGCACGCTGGAGCAAGATCTCTGCTGACTTATCTGCTAACAGTAGATTTTTGGCAGGGATGGACATCCTAATATGGACACTTTACGCGTTGATCTTCCTCACACCGATCTTAAGCATATCAGTTTATCTCCTCCAGATCTTAAATGAAAAATAAATCTAAGTTGATAGAATACTTATTGATGACAGGAGTGGTGGTTCCTATGATTTATCTCTTGTCACTGAGAGAGAGTTTAAAGGAGCGTAGAGATGACAGATCTGGAGATCATGAGAATCTTAATGGAAGAGATGGAAGGCGAGCATACACACCTTCGTGTCTCGAGAGGTTACGGCGCTGGACATCCCCATTTTGAGAAAGCAGGTGTCAAACAAGTGCTCGGAACATCTGATTATCCTGCTGAAGATGAGCCAGAAAAACCTAAGCAGCCTCAGAAAGTTCAAGTGAGCAAGGCTTTCAAGAAGTGATCTTTATTGATCACAATTGAAAAATAAAGTGTATTTAGAAAATCCTTGTGCTATAATGACAATACCATTTATTAGGAGAAACAAATGGCATTAGTAAGAGCAAGACAGGGAGAGCATATCGAATCCCTAATCAGGCGCTTTCAAAAGGAAGTTGAGCAAGCAGGCATCATGCGTGAGCTCAAGAAGCGCAGACATTTTATGTCTGCCTCACAAAAGCGCAGAGAGAAGCGTAAGGCAGCAGAGAAGCGTCGTCGTAAAGAAGCAGCGGCAGCGAGCAAATAAAACTTCTAAAGAATACATATCTTTATGAAGATCACAAGAAGACAACTAAGACAACTCATATTAGAGAACCTTCTCGAGCAGGACGCTAAAGAGGCTCCTGGGCCGGGTGAAGACATCAACATCACGATGGATGTGCCCGGTCGAGACGGTTTCTCTTTCACATTCAAAGGCGTCGGTAATAAAATTGATGCCTTCTTTGAAGACGAATCAGGAAAGATTAAGAAGATAGAGAAGACAAAAGAAGACGAAGAGAAACTTTTAGGTGTCTTGCGTGCAGCGCTGGACACAGCTAAAAAAGAGACAAAACCTCTGGTGATCAAAGCTATAGCACGACTCACAGGAGAATCTGAGAAAGATGAAGATCTGATCAATGTCGGTGCGAAGATTAAGAATGACAGAACTCTTTCTTCCTACGCGACCCTGATTAAAGATCCTAAGTCAAATCTTGTCTAATGTGGTTTGTCTATATCTTAGAATGTGCAGATGATACACTATACACAGGTATCACCACTTGCTTAGATCGAAGATTGTTCGAACATAATGAGTCACCCAAAGGTGCAAAATACACAAGATCACGACGACCAGTTAAGTTAGTTGCTCATTGTATTGTAAAAGATAGGTCGGCTGCCCTAAGATTAGAAAGTAAGGTCAAATCTCTAAAGAAGAGTGAAAAGATTGCTTATTTAACAAAGGAGAAAAGCAATGGCTTGGAATACACTAAGTGAAGTTAAGATGCGTTCCCGTGACAAGAGTGTTGAGATTTTTTCCATTCAGCATGATGGAAACTTTTATCGACTCCAGAATGAGTTTGGTAATGTGAGCATCGAGTTCGATGTATCTTCGGGTTATGAACTTGTAGAAGTTCTTGGCTCACATATCATGGATGATATCAATCAAGAGATTAATAGTTTTCTCAACGAAGAGGATTCTCGTCGAGATGCTCGCGATGTTAATGGCACTTCGATCGAAGTGACCTCAACCCTTAGAACCGGTGACAACGATCAAGTGGAAAGTGTTCAGATCGATCTTTTCAAGAATGATCGCTCAACACAGCGGTGAAATGAGTGGGGAACTTACTGAACGCGAAGTCTGTGACATTCCTCGATATCGAAACCACTCACCTTGATGCAAAGAAAAGTGCCATCCTTCAGATCTGTTTTATCACGGATTGGGAGGATGGCCGTCAAGATGTTTGGACAACTAAAATAAAACCCAAGGAGATCGAGCTCTCGTTCGCTTCAGAGCAAGCGCTTAAGATCTGCGATTACAAAGAAGAAGATTACGAAGACGCTCCCCAGTTTCAAGATGTCGCTAAAGAGATTAGCAAGCGATTAGCATGGGGCCCGATCGTGGGACACAACATCAACTTTGATCTCATGCACATTCGTGCAGTGTTCAATCGCTACGGTTGGACAGAAGTTGATAGTCACACCGACCTGGCAAAACCTAAATCCTACAAGGTGGGTTATCCTGTGATTGATACTTGTGCGCTGTCTTACCTCTTTGTTCCTACAGAGAAGCAGAACTTGCACGAACTCCGGAAGCACTTTAACATAAGTGAAGAAGGATCACATGAGTCAGTAAAGGACACCGAAGATTGCAGGCAAGTGTTTTACAACATCATAAATGGACGCTTAGAACAAGTTTGAGTGCATAAGCACATTTAAGGAGTTAAAATATCTACATGGAAACAAAGAACATCACTGCTCAAAAAGAGATCGATGACATGTATTCAAAGAAGAAAGTGCAACCTGTTGCTAAAACTTTCTTTCGAGAGAAATATGATATTGTTCTCGAAGAGATCGAGTGGGAAACTTATTATCCAGGTCAGTTTATCTCCAAATATGTGTGAGGAAAAATGAGAATCGTTGATATCTTTGACGCAATCAACTCGACTTCTAAATCAACTGAGAAAGCAGCGATCTTAAACAAGCATCGCTCAAATGTGATCTTGGTTAAATCGCTGCTTTACTCTTGCGATCCTTTTAAGCCTTTTCATGTCTCGACTGTTCCTAAGATCAAGTCGGGATCTAAAACAGCAATCCTCTCAGAAGCAGATTCTTGGGAAGCATTTTTTAATGCTCTCGATGATTGCTCTGCCCGTCGAGTCACTGGCAATGCAGCAATCAATCTCTTGTCTGATGTGTTCAAGCGCACTGACGATCTTGATGAGAAGTGGATGCGCGCCGTTCTCAAGAAGCACCTAAATATCGGCGTCTCTGAGAAGTCAATCAACAAGATCTTTCCCGATCTGATTCCCACCTTTGAAGTTTCGCTCGCACAGAAGTTTGATGTCAAGCGTCTCAAAGGCCTGAAGACAGTCGCGGTAGAACCTAAGCTGGATGGCATTCGCTGTTTTACAGTCGTTAGAAACGGCAGCGCAATCATGCTCGCACGCTCAGGCAAGCCTATCAACAACTTCAACGAAACGATCTTGCCAGAGCTAATCAAGATGGGTGATGGTTGTTATGACGGTGAGTTGATGGGAAAGGATTTCACTTCTCTGATGCGTCAAGCTTATCGTAAAGAAGACACAAATACTGCTGACACCTATCTCGCGCTCTTCGACTTCTTGCCTCTTGAAGAGTGGTCGTCAAAGCGAGCAAAGATGACTTGTGGAAATCGCTTTAGAGAGCTAGCAGCCCGTATCAAGTCATCCAATGTCAGCGCTGAACTTGTGCGTCTTGTTGATAGAAAGATTATCTCAACTAACTACGACGAGATTAAAAAGACACACGACTTCTTTGCAGCTGACGGTTTTGAAGGTGCGATGATTAAGTTCATTGATGCACCCTATAACTTTGGACGCGGTTTTGAAGTGATGAAGCTTAAGGCATTCCATGATGTCGATCTCGTCATTACTGGCCTCTTAGAGGGAACCGGTAAGCACGAGGGGAAACTTGGATCATTCCAGGTAGTTCATAATGGAGTTGAAGTTCAAGTAGGTTCTGGTTTAACAGATGATCTCAGAGAGACGATCTGGCGTGACAAATCTTCTTTCTTAGGACGAACAATCGAGGTTCGCTATCAAGAAGAGACACCTGATGGCTCACTAAGATTTCCAACTTTTGTCTGCTTCCGCAACGATAGAGATCAAGCGTAAAGAGGTGATTTGTGACTGATGTTTTTAACGACCTGGGATCCTCTGTCATCAAGAACAAAGATTTGATCAACTTCTTTGAAAACAACGAGGTTGTGCAACTTGCATTTAAAGCAGGTGGATGGATCGCCGGAGGATTCCCAAGAGAGATCTTTAAGATCGAAGATCCTCTGGGAACTCTGGCCGATGACAAACTTGATTTCGACAAGTTCAAAGAAACTTATTTCTCTCACGGCGGAGACATTGACTTCTTCTTCAAGGATGAGCAGAGTGTAATCGCGCTTCGAGAGCAGCAACCAATCAATCTCTCAGTTTATGGTGGGGAACGCAATTTTGCTCTTACAGCAATTAACTACGAATCTTACGCTAAAAACAATAGAGAGCGCTACTTATCTGTGATCGTACAACTTGTGAATAAGTTCTTCTATGATAGTGTAGAAGAAACTTTTAGAGGTTTCGACTTCTACAACAGCTGTTATGCGATCGAGAAGGTTGAAGGCAGATACATCCTCACCTATCTAAAGAAAGCAGCGCAGATAGATCAGCTCGGCATTCTCAAAATCAATCATGTGAACTCTCCTTACACTATCCAACGAATTGGTAAGTACATGAGCCAGAAAGGCCTTCACAAGATTGAAGACGATTGTATTCAGAAGGTAACTGACTTAGTGTATAAACTTGGTTGTGAATCTTTTGACTCGAAGTATAAATACGAACAATTCAAGCGTCAGATTTTTGTTCATCTTAAGTTTGCTTTTGAAAAATTGCCGCTTGATCCTGGACACGCCCTCATCTTCTTGGGTAAGTTTAAGGTTGTCGATCGTGATTCTCCGGAACCTGATGACTCTTACGGGCCTGTTATCACTGTCGATTGGGCAACAAAAGTTGTTCAAAATTGTGTAAGCACTTCCTAAGTGTGTTATAATACTCACACAAGGAGATATGGTGATGAAAAAGCTTATCAAAGTTTGCATCCACTGCGAGACTGAGTTTGATGTCAACTCACCTGAGAAGCATCGGGCAGCAGGTAAGATTAACGAGTGTCCTGACTGTGTCTATGAGTTAGGAACTGAGACAGCTGTCAAGTATCTTGGCCTCACCATGGGCGACGGCAAATCGACTGCCATGAGCATTGTTGCTTTCGACTCTTCGGAAGATAGAGATTCTTATTCTCGTGCTTGGAAGGCAGTCACCGGATTCCACAAAGGCAAGTCCTGCCAACTGGGAGGCGTCCAGACAAATATCGGCGGCCGGCCGGTGAAGCATGTGTCTTATGTCGGTGGTAATCCAAACCACAAGGGGAAAGCAAATTAATACTCTAAAAAAAGTAGTTCTGTGGAGAATCGTCTCTGTTTCTCTAACATACGCAGTGATGCTTCTTCTTACGGGTGACACGCAATCTGCAACTTGGTTTGCTCTTTGCTTACATGTTGTGCTAATGACTGCACACTACATTTTTGAAAAGATCTGGAACAAATATGAAGTATGAAAAAACAATTGAACTTTACGGCGACGGAATAGGAAAAGTTGATTATGTGGAACACATGGGCTCTGATTTGACGGTCGTCAACAGTGCCCGTGTCTCGTTTGGTGTGCAAAAGAGCGAGCTTGACGATCGAGATCGAAAGCTTATTAAATATCTTATTGAGCACCGACACACATCAACGCTCGAGCATAATCTAATCACCTTCAGATTTAAGGTGCCGCTATTTGTCCGCTCACAGCACCACCGGCATCGAACTTGGTCGTACAATGAGATCTCACGCAGATACACTGACAGTGGCATTGAGTTCTATGAACCTCTATCATTTAGAACCCAGCACAAGTCAAATCGGCAAGCAAGCAATGCGCAAGAGTTAATTGATCCTCTAATCTTGCATCAAGATGACGGATTGTTCTTCGCCGGAGATGAAGGCGGAATGCCTGCCTCACAATTGGTAAGAGAACACCACAAGAATACACTTGCTTTGTTCGAAGCACTGGTAGCAGCTGGTGTATGTAGAGAGCAAGCACGAGGCGTCCTACCTCAGAATCTATACACCGAGTATTTTGGCACTACAAATATCTCAAATCTTCTAAAGTTCATTGATCTTAGAACTCACGAGGGTGCTCAGTGGGAGATTCAGAAAGTGGCAGAAGCATGTTTAGAGATCGCATCGGATCTCTATCCAGAGACGATCAAAGCTTATCGCGCTGTTAAAAAACATTGACAGAAGAATGGGCTCTCTTTGAGAGCATAACTGCTGAAGAGTTCTTGCTTAAGCTCCTTGAGTTAGGCCCGCCTCTGGAGACATCCATCGTCGGTGCTTTTGAAAGTGAAGGCAGAGGAAGTAGGAGAGACATTGAACTCCCACTTCACCGAGACGGAGATTACACGCTTGACTTCAAAGATAAGATCACTTACTTAGGTTTATTTTGTCTTAGAGAGGGTGGAAATGCAACAACACTTCTTGAAGATGGATCCGGAAAACTGCACAAGTTTAATCTCAAAAAGAATCAAGCATTAATACTCAATAACAAGATCTGTCGTCACGGTCGTGAAGGATCTGTGGGTGAGAGGCTCTTGTTAAGAGTTTGGATTTAAGGAGATCCCAATGTCAGGTGGAAGGTTTAACTACTCTCAATATCAAATAAAAACCATGTCAGAAGACATAGAAAGTTATCTTGAGACAAATGAGCAAGAGCTCTCAGAAGAAACGCTGAGAGAGTTTCACACTGCACTCGCGCTTCTCAACAAGGCTTTTGTCTATGCGCAGAGAATTGACTGGCTGCTCTCAGGTGATGACAGCGAAGAGTCGTTTCATAGACGACTTAAAAAAGATCTTGGAGGTGCTTAGTGTTCTTTGCGATTAGAAAAAAGTTCTATGAGTGTCCTTATAGATTTTTTAACATCCTAGTCTGGAATGAAAATGCGCAGATCGATGCCTGCCTCGGAATCGCTGTCATCCTTTTTTGGAGAGGATTAAAGATTGAACTCTGGCACGACTTTGATATTCCCCAATTCAATTGGCGTCTCTTTAAGTTAAGAAAGTATCTCGATCTGTGAATGATTTATTCCTTGTCAGGTAAGCGGATACAAGAACATTTGTGTGAATGATGATATTTATCTTAAGCAAAACAAGGAATAAAGAATGAGAATGAGAGATATTCTTAAAGAGTGGAAGAACTTCATAGCAGCAGAGCCACTCTTGAAAGAAGGCGGTAATGCAACAGCTTTTGAGATAGATCCCGCAACAGGCAAAAGTGTTCCTTCTTACTGGAAAGGCGCACCTGCGCAAGCACATCCTATTGTCTTTGACGAGAGAGTGTCAAGAGACACCTTTGTCGAAGACACTAAAGATCTGGTGCGAGTGATTGATGAGTTGCACAGATCAAAGTTTGGAGAAGGTTTATTTGACAAGACGTCAAGAGATCAGATCTTAGACAGCGGCTACGCTTACATGGGATCATCAGAGTTTCTCTACTCACCTGAGATCTCATCAGAAGAGTATGGAAAATACAAAAAGAAAACGGGCGACATCGACCTTCTCATTCCTAACACTAAGATAGAATCGCTCTGGCAACTTTTAAATGCCATCAAAGGGCAAAAGCTTACAGATTACACCACATTTATTGGTCACAATAAGATGACACTCGCTTCTATTAAAGGTGAGCAGATAAATGCGATCTTTGAGTTTGATTACGCAGGAAGGCAGTTCCTCTTTCAGATTGACTTTGTGTTCGTTCCCTACGACGAGGAAGGAAAGCCTAAAGAAGAAGAGAAGTTTCTAAGAGGTAGCACCTGGGAAGACATCACAAACAACATCAAAGGTATCGGTCATAAGCTTCTCCTTCAAGCATTAGGCTCAAAGGTGAGAGTCATACCTTACAGATCAGCTTACATCGCGACGACCGCATCAACTCCGCAGAAACCAAGGGTTCAAGTAAATCTTCCTGAGATCAAAGATATCCGGATCGGAAACACGCCTATCACGATGGATGCGCTTAAAGAGTTTGTTCCTGAGTTAGCCAAACCTAATCTACTTACAAAAATGTCAGGAAAGATCTCTTTGGAAGAGATAGCGAGGTTTGCAGATGCTGCTGCAGAAAATCCCTCATTAAAAGAGGGCTTATCTGTCGCTTTAGATCCTAGTGGCCCTGCTCAAAATCAAAATATAACTTTCTTGATCACTTACTTAGTTCACTCTCCCACCGTTGAAGATTTCAATCTTGACGAGTATTTTGATACCTTCTCATCCCTAATGACTTTTAGCATGGGAAGAGGCCTCTCAACAGCTTACGAGCCTGAACCTTACATGCTGGGCGGGAAACCTGTTTACAAGTATCAGAAGTTTGAAGATCGAAAGGAAAAGTATAGAAAAGCTGAAGATGTATTTAGAGCGATCTTTCATGCAGAACCCACACTCCAGGATGTCAGAGACACTGCATCATTCTTAGGATTACTTAGAATCATGGAGAAGTATTTGAAACCCGAAGAAATCGTGAGAACATATGACGGACTCATGTTCTACTTCTATGAAAATGAAAGTTTCATGTCAGTTCACGACATCGACGACGACTTGCAACCCAAGGCAACTATCATTGCCGCATTTGAGGAAAAACTACCTGTAGTTCAAAAATCAAAAAAATACCTTAATAAAGACGCTATCATTCAACTTCACATAGAAAAATACAAAGATCATCTAGCTAAGTATAGAGATAATCCTGACTCAGAAGTGTAAAAGTTAACCTCACCCCTTAAGATAAAGGGTGAGGCATTCATGCGTTCAAAAACAAGAATCGAACGATACACTGAAAAGCTCAATCAAGCAAAGAAGATTCCTATCTCTGTTGGATGCGTGAACTTTATCCACGATGGGAATCTTGGATTTCTAATAAGAGCAGCTGTCTGCTTTGGAGCGCAAGATATCCATGTCGTAGGATCTGTCCCTCCAAGAGCAGAGTTGCACTCACTTTCTGGATCAACAACAGATCTGATCAACATTATCCAACACAAGACACCTCGAGATTTTATTGACTGGTGCCTTGCTAAAAATGTAAAGATCGTAGCAGCTGAACTCTGTGAGAAATCTTCTAAGCTTAGAAAGTATAGATTTAACTTTGAGCAACAAGTTTGTATCTTTACTGGACACGAGACGACAGGTGTGCCAGGTGAGATCATTCATCACGCTGACTGCGTGGAGATTGACATGCCAGGGCCTGGATTCTGTCTTAACACCTCGCAGGCTGCAAACATCGTGCTTTACGAAGCAACCAAACAATACTTGGAGAACTGATGGAAAAAGAGAGCGTTAATCACCCAAGCCACTACGGTGGCAAAGATAACACATACGAAGCGATCAAAGTGATCGAAGCCTGGGATTTAGATTTCTGTCTAGGCAATGTCGTCAAGTATCTCTCACGCGCTGGCAAAAAGTCAGATAAGAAAGTGGAAGATCTTGAAAAAGCTTTATGGTATCTCAGCCGAGAGATTGAGAACCTTAAGAAAAAGAATAAACAAGATCCTCAAGACAACAGATATCAGATCACAACACTATGACTTACTTCTTTGTTGATGTCGAAGCAGATGGCCCCTGCCCGGGGCTTTACTCAATGGTTAGTTTTGGAGCGGTCAAGTTTGATGACGCGCTGGATAAAACATTTTATGGAAAGACAAGACCGATCACAGAGTGTTTCAATCTCGACGCGTTAAAGATCTCTTGCCCTGACCGAGAGACACACATGACTTACGACAATCCATTCGAAGTCATGAAGAGATTTAACGACTGGGTTCTTGAGAATAACACGGGCAGTCGTCCTATCTTTATGTCTGACAATCCAGCATTTGACTGGCAGTGGATTAACTACTACTTTCACATGACCATAGGACAAAATCCGTTTGGATACTCAGCAAGACGAATCGGTGATATCTACTCAGGTGCGACTGGAAACATGAGAGCTAAGTGGAAACACCTCCGTAAGACAACACACGATCACAACCCTGTCAATGACGCTAAAGGCAACGCTGAGGCTTTTAAGGTCATTCAGGAGATGCTACTTGAAGTAAAAGATCTTAAAAAGAGCAAGAGTTAATCTTTGTGTGTAAATCTCAAAAGGTCATATTAAGATACAGCTGCATTTAAAGCGTAAGGTAAAATGTCTGATCTTCTTAAATACAAGAAACTATCCGATGTGGAGCATGTCCTGCTTCGTCCGGGTATGTATGTGGGCTCAATCAAGCACAAGACAGAGGACATTCCTGTCCTTGTTGAGGGAAAGTTTGAGACACGATCCATCACTTACAACCCAGCATTTCTTAAGATCTTTGACGAGATCGTCAGCAACTCTGTTGATGAGCATCGCAGAAACCCTAAGAAACTCAATCAGTTAGATGTGATGGTCAATCCTGAGAAAGGTGCCATCCTTGTTAGAGACAATGGTGGAATCGTTGTTGAGAGACATCCTGAGCATGACGAGTGGATCCCAGAGTTGATATTTAGCAATCTCAAAGCCGGTTCGAACTTCGACGACTCTGAGGAACGACTTGTCGCAGGCACGAATGGAGTGGGATCGACTCTCACAAATATCTTTTCAAAAGCCTTTCGTGTAAAAACTTGCGATGGCAAGCGTGAGTTTTCGCAGCAGTTCGTCAATAATATGACTGACAAGCAAGAAGCGCAAGTCACGCCTGCTAAGTCAAAGTCAGGCTACACAGAAATCGCTTTCATGCCTGACTTTGAAAGATTTGAGATGACAACAATCGATCAAGATCACATGCGTATGCTTGAAAAACGCGTGATCGATCTCGCTGCTTGCAATCCAAAGTTAAAAGTTTCTTTCAACGGAAAAGATCACACTTTCACTTCCTTCGAAGATTATTGCAAGCTTTACACGCCTGATGTGATCTATGTTGAAGGGCCACGCTGGAAAGTAGGAATCTCGCACTCCAACGGCTCAATGCAGCAAGTAAGCTTCGTTAACTCTGTCGAGACACACGACGGCGGCACACATGTGGATTATGTGACTAATCAGATCGTCACTCACATCAGAGAGCTGATCAAGAAGAAGCACAAGATTGAGATTCGCCCACAAGAGATCAAGAATCACATGTTTCTCTTTGTGCAGTCAGACATTGTGAATCCAATCTTTTCATCTCAGACAAAAGAAAAGTTGATCACAGAGCCCAAGCAGTTCGGATCCACATTCGAGTTCACGCCGCAGATCATTAAGAAGATTCTCACCTCAGAGATCGTTGAGAGAATCTTGGATTGGGCGCAGCAGAAAGCGATCGCTGAAGAGAAGAAAGAGCTTCGTCAGCTAAACAAGACACTGGGCAGATCAAAGATTCTGAAGTTGATCGATGCAAAAGAGTCATCAAAGCGGAATGAATGTTCCCTGGCAATATTCGAAGGTGACTCAGCTTCTTCAGCGTTTAGAAAGTATCGTGATCCTCGCACGCAAGGTGCATTCCCGCTCAGAGGTAAGTTTATCAATGTCTCAGATCTAAGCCCACTTAAGGTTGTCAAGAACAAGGAAGTCACTGCACTGCTAAGTGCTGTCGGCTTAAAGCTGGGCGAGGAGGCCAAAGATCTAAGATATGGGAAGATTTTAATCTACTCTGACGCAGATCCCGATGGTGATTCAATCGCGGGCCTGCTGATCAACTTCTTTGGTCGCTACTGGCCAGAGATCTTTGAGCAAGAAGTCGTGTGCCGCGTTGTGACGCCTATCGTTGTCGCTAAGAAGGGTAAAGATAAGAAGTCATTCTACACCAGTGAAGAGTTTAGCGAGTGGGTCGCTGACAAATCAAAGATCAAGGGCTGGGATATCGAATACAAGAAGGGTTTGGCAGCGCTCGAAGATGAAGAATACAAAGAGATCATCAAGACGCCTAAGCTCTTCGTCCTTGAAAAGGGTGACAACTTTCATGCGACTCTGAATCACTGGTTCTCAAAGAACCCTATGCATCGAAAGGCAAAGATCTTAGGTCGAGATCTGAGTGACGAAGAAGTTGCAGAAACACTTGATGAAGTGTCTGAGGATTGATTGATGGCTCGTGTCAAAACAAACTGCGTGATCTGTGAAAAAGAGTTCATAACTTATGACTCAAACTTTCAGTTATACTGTAGTGTTGGATGTCAATTTGATAGCATTCACACAACAGACTGTTCGTGGCACAATGACTGGCACGCGTGCAACTGCGGAGCCTTCGACAACTTGAAGATCGATTGCAAAAATACCGAGGAGGGACAATGAACGAAGTTAAGAGAAAGGCACAAGATTTTTTTGACACTGAGTATCTTGGCTACGCGAAGTATGTAGTTGAAAATCGTGCCATTCCCAGCCTCGTTGACGGCTTCAAACCGAGCCAGCGCAAGATTGCTTACGCGGCTAATCGCTTGTGGAAGACAGGCAAGGAAAAGCCGATGAAAGTGTTCCAGCTCGGTGGTCAAGCAGCAGCGATCTCATTCTTCCATCACGGATCACTTGATGGAACTATCATTGGCATGACACAGACATTTAAAAACTCCATGCCAATCTTTCAGGGTGTAGGACAGTTTGGATCTCTCCGCTCTCCCGAAGCAGGGGCACCACGATACATTGGCGTAAAGTTCAACGATAACTTTAAACTCCTCTATAAGGATTTTGAACTAACGACTCCAAAATACGAAGAAGGTCAAGAGATTGAGCCCAACTACTTCTTGCCTATCGTTCCCACTGTGCTCCTAAATGGCGGCAGTGGAATCGCGGTCGGATTTGCGACAAACATTCTGAATAGAAATCCTGCTGATATCATTGACGCGTGTCTTGACGCACTGTCAGGCAAGGAAGTCAAGAAACTTGTGCCTTGGATCAACGGATTTTACGGCAATGTGATTCCTGTCCCTGACACGCCTCGCAGTTGGATCTTTCAAGGTGACATCGAAATCAAGAACACTTCAACAGTCATCATCAAGGAGATTCCTCCCGGCTGGACATACGAGAAATACGAAGCGTATCTTGACTCGCTCCAGGACAAAGATGTGATCGCAGGCTATGATGACGAATCTTCAGATCGTGTCCGATACACGCTCAAGTTTCAGAGAACAAAGTTAAAAGATCTGATCGATAAAAACAAACTGCTCTCGACACTTAAACTTGAAGAGCGAGAGACAGAGAACATCACCACTTTGGATGAGTTTGGTAATCTAAAGATCTTTGAAACAGCTGAAGAGTTGCTCACTTACTTTGTCAATTT